GGGATTCGGAATCTGATGATGGTTCGGGGAGGGGAACGGAATCCCTCCGACACGCGGGGTAAGGCAAGATTACAAAACCAACGTAATATCTCGCGTGCCACCTCCCTTTAGCAAGGGAGGCTTTTGGCAAAATATCTCTGTATTGTTCGAAGTTCTTTTTAGCACTATAAATTAAAATAAATATATATATTTCAGAAAGGTGAAAAAAAGTTTATGAAGTTTACCAAAAAACATTTGATGATTCTTATTCTGACAGTTTTATTTGTTTTCTCGGCAGTTTACCTTGTGTCGTGCGGCGAAAAAGCGGCAGACGACAAAAAATCCGAAACGCCTGCAAAAGAGCAGGATAAAGACGGCGGAGACGGCGACGGCGGCGAAACCGCCACAGAACCCGAAGCACCCGTCGAAACTTACGAATTTCCGGAGCTGGACGGCGGCGGGGTGGATTTCAAGTTCTACAACGTCCCCGTTGATATATGGTTCTATTACACCAGCATTGTTTTCGACGACCCGCCCGACGATATTCTCGACGACGCGATTTATAAGCGCAACAGGCTCATAGAAGACAAATTCAATATAAATATAAGAGAAATAAACATGCCGGGCAATGATATGTGGAATTATAATCCGGACATAAAGAAAATAGTCCAGTCCGGCTCGGACGAGTACGACGCGATATTTGTACCCGCGTCTTTCAACGGCACAGTCGGGGCTATGACTACCGAAGGGTTGTTTTATAATCTCGCACAAGTCCCGACGATAAACCTTGACGGCGACTGGTGGAACCAGACTATGCTGAAAGAAGCCGCAATCGGCACGGGCGAAAAGATTTTTTATACGGGAAGCGGCATAAATCTCTTTACGCTTCAGGCGGTTTCCTGCGTGTATTTCAATCAGGACATGGTGTCAAGCTTGGGAATGGATTTGCCCTATACAAAAGTTAAAGAAGGCAAATGGACTTTTGATTTGTTCTGGGATTATATTAAAACCGGGACGAATTTAAACGGCGCGGCCGATTTCAAATGGGACCAGTCCGGCTCGGCGACATACGGACTTGTCGGATATGAAGACAGTTCGACTGCCCTTCTGGCAGGTTCTGGGGAAATGTTTATCAGGTCCGGAGCGGACGGCACGCCGGAAATAGCGATGGGCAGCGAAAGGTTTATAAACGTCCTCACTAAAATAGCCGAGATACTCAACGAGCAGAACGGCAATTATCTGTACGCCAACAACAACGACAACGTATTTCATTACGAGCCGATTTTCAGGAACGGCAGGGGGCTTATGACAATCGGCGAATTAAAAGCCGCCAACGTGTTTAGGGAAATGGACGCTACTTTCGGCATTTTGCCTATCCCGAAATACGAAGAAAGCCAGGAAATATACAGTTCGCATCTTATCAATCAGGCTCCCGTTCTCGTAATACCCGTAACAGTCCCCGAAGACCGCGTTGATTTTACCGGGGCGGTTCTGGACGCTATGGCATACGTGAGCGACCGTGACGTTACCCCGATTTTATTCAACGTTTCAGTTTCTCAGAAGCAGTTAAGAAACGAAGATTCAATCGAAATGCTGCAACTGATAAAAAATTCCGGTTCTGTTGAGATAGGTAAAGTCTACGGCTGGACGAATGACATATATGATTCGATACGCACAAAAATCGGCGAGGGCAAATCTATGGACATAGTATCCGAGATAGAAAAGACCACCGACAAAATGAACGCCGCCATAAAGAAAACCATGGACGCGTTTGACGATTAAAATTACCTAAAAATAATCGTAGGGGCAACCCTTGCGGTTGCCCTTGAATTTAATGGCGTAATGACGTATTGTTTAATTTTTATTGTATGTATTGTTTATTTTTATTGTAGGGACACGGCGCGCCGTGTCCCTACGGGGGGCGACCGCAAGGGTCGCCCCTACGTTTTTTATTTCCCGCTCAATATATCAATCAGTTCCTGATTATACACATCTCCGTCGTTCTCGACAAATTTGAATCCCATGCGTTTATATGACCAGACTGCCCTGCCTATGCCGTACTCGTCCATGAGATTGTTAAAATCCCTATGCCAGTTTATGCGGCTCTGTAAAGCCGTAATATCTATAACCCCGTATTCGCCGCAGTATAATAATTTGTCCGGGTTGTTTTTCATAAATTCAAGCGCGGGCTTTAAATAATCTTTCAGGCATTCTATATCGACGTAAAACCCGTCGAATTTTTTTACCCATGACGCATATTGCGGGAATTTTTCGGCAAATTCGGCAATGTCGGGGAATATCGCCGGATATAAAGGCTTTTTGCCGTAGTCCATGTTTACTTTGTTCCAGCTTGCAAGCTGATGGGTGAATAAAATCGGCTCATAAAAATGAAAATTATAGACTATATGAGCGTCGTCCGGGATTATCGTTATGTTTTTGAGTTCGGAGACTGCGTTGTAACTGTTCCCGCCGATTAATATTATGCGGGTTTTATCGACTTCGCGTATATTTTCGACGATTTTTCCGGCAAGCAGATTCCAGCGTGACGAATCCGGCTCAACGATTTCGTTCATAAGTTCAAAACATAGATTATCCCTTTCGTTTATGTAGCGTTTCGCGAAATTTACCCATATATCTATCATTCTTTTTTGCATATTCTCGTCTGTGAAAAGAGTGTTTGTGTCAAGCGTGTGAAAACTGAAACCGGGCGCGTGGTGTAAATCAATGATAAGATTCAAGCCGTATTTTTTACACCATTCCAGACATTTGTCAATATAAAAAAGTCCGGCTTCGTCGTATACTCCGGGACTTTGGTCGCTTTCGAAAATCATGTAATCCACAGGCAGCCGGACATGGTCGAGTCCCCAAGACGCGATTTGCTCTATGTCTTTTTCAACGATAAATTCGTCAAAATGCGAATCGCCGATTTTTAAGCGTTTATTGTACTGCGAAATCCAGCCTCCGAGATTTATCCCGCGCATGTAATTATTTTTGAAGTTATTCATGTTTATTTATTCCCCCTATGTTTTTATTTGATTTTTATTAAATCTTACGACAATATTATATCTTTGATATAAACTAACTATAAATAAAAAATAAATTTAATGCCCTCATATTATCAATCCGAATATAATATAATAACGCCGTAATATTAAACGGCGTTTGAAATAATTCTATAAATAATTTTACAAAGTGAAGTGAGCTGTTATAAAATCATGACAACGGAAAAACCGGAAAAAACAGAAAGTAACAAACCAAAACAAAACAGGGATTTTGAAAGGCACGGGGTTTACGCTCCGGGGAATCTTATCGGCGGCAATTATAATAACTATAACAGGGATAACAGATTCAAATTTAAAAACAGCCTTGTTATAACCCCTTTTTACGAGACAGAATTCAACGTTTCGGGCGGGTTGAAATATATCAAAAATCATGACGAATGCGTGTTTTTTCACAACGACTGCATATTTGCATTAACGAACAATATACAAAAAATCCCCGTTCTTATGAAACGCGGGATAAATAAACAATCCGTCCAGAAAAAACTGATTATAGAAGAAAAATATAATTATGAAGAGAAATACGACATATATAAAAATATTATTTTATATTACGAAGAAAACAGGCTCGATTTTCAGATACAGTTCAATAAATTAGAATCTATTAATAATACCAAAGACATAACCACCGAATTTTCTTTGAATTTATCCGTTCCCGAATTATCTGAAACAGCCGCGTATAAAAATTTCGGCGAAAAATCAGAATCGAAAGAATATGTTGTTATAAGAACCGGCAAAACCGACGATTCCTGTATGACTTTATACCCGGATAAAAAACTTTCGACGGAATATAAAAATAAATCCCTGAGTTTTACAGCGTCTAATCTTTCCCAGCCTGAAAAAAATTATATAAACCTTAAAATATATCTCGAAAAATATATGGTTACGTAAAATATTCTATTTATGTAGGGACGGTCGCCCTCGACCGTCCGCGAAAATGAACCCGGCATTAACGGTTAATCCGCGGACGACCGGGGGCGGTCGTCCCTACAATATAATTATATAAACTATTTTGGATTTTCGGCATATAATATAATTATATGTTATAAAATTATATTATGTCGAATATTATAATTTTCAGGGGGAATTTTTTGATGTTGCTCGAATTAATAGCCGCTATAATCATGAACTGCACTTATCTTTTTTTGAAAGTTTCGTCTAACGGAGAGTTTCCCTCGCCGCTTAGCTCCGCAAAAGAAAAAGAACATTTTCTTAAATATCAGCAGGGCGATCTGGAATCGAGAAATATATTAATCGAGAGAAATCTAAGGCTTGTAGCGCATATCGTGAAAAAATATTACACGGCTTATAAAGACCAGGACGATTTAATATCAATCGGCACAATCGGGCTTATAAAAGCCATTGATACATATAATACGGAAAACGGCGCGAGATTTGCCACTTACGCATGCACATGCGTGAAAAACGAGATACTGATGTATTTCCGGTCAATCAAAAAAATACAGTATGAAACGTCAATATATGACTCGATAGATGTCGATAAAGATGGCAATCCACTTACTTATATATACTATCTACCGCATCATATAAAAACTCTATGCACAGATTACATAGAGTTTTACCGTATTTTAGGGATAATTTTAATCTCAAACTTATGATTTATTCCGTCTCTGTAATTCCGTTTTTCCCTTGTATATATTATTTTCGACAATATTTCTTTCATAAGCCTGTTTTTTTGTTCAATATCCGATATATTATTATACGCTTGCAAAATTGATTCGACTTTTGGGATGTAATTTTCTGTATTATTAATATTTATATTTTCCGTGTTTATTTCTTGCCGCAAACCTTTTAATTTCTTATCAAGCTCAGATATACTCTTTTTTAAAACAGTTGACCGGTCTAAAAATTCATTCGTATCATATATCCCCTGCTCAAGTAAACTATAAGTTTTATCGAGTTGTTTTTCTAAAACGCTTTTATCTTTAAACGCTTTATCTAATTGCTTTTCTTTAACGGATATTTGATTTTTTGAATCGCTCTTATTTTTATTATCCTGACTTTTATTTTTCAATTTAAAATCGTCAAGCCAGTTCTGAAGCGACAATAATATTTCCTGTTCTACTAACTTAAACCCAACGCCTTTATTTTCACAATTTCGATTGTAGCAATATAATTGGTCGGTTTTATTTATATATGGTTTTTTTACCATTTTTTTACCGCATACCCCGCATATTATAAGCCCCGCGAACGGGTTTTTTAAGCCGTGTATCAACGGAGCGGGAGACGACGCGATTTGTTTTACATGATTCTGCGCTTTTTCCCATGTTTCTATGTCTATTATAGGCTCATGTATTCCGTCAGCGATAATATATTCTCCCTCTTTGTTCGTGACAGTAGTAACTTTTACTTCGCCGTTTATTATATTTTTCACTTCTTTTTTATAATGCCAGCGTAACTTTCCTATATAAACAGGATTTTTCATTATAGCCTTAACCGACGAGGCAATCCATTCATTACTACGCATTGCCGGCACACCCATATTATTTAAAGTATTGGCTATTGAATTATATCCCAACCTGTTATTATCTCTTGTGTAAAATTCATATATTAACTTAACTATTTCAGCCTGTTCGGGATTTATTTCAAGCGTTGGGCTTTTATCGCGCCAGATTTTATTATAACCGTAAGGGGGATAAGTGCCGATATATTTCCCCTCTTTGACAGCCGCTTCCCTGCCCCTTGCCATTCTCCGGTTTATCGCTTTATATTCGCGTCTGCTCATAAAAAGCCCAAATTCAAAATATTCTTCGTCAAATTCGTTATTAGGGTCGTAAGTTTTAGACGGCGTGATAATTTTAGTATTAGTTAATTTAAAAGTCTGCGCGACTATGCCCTGATCGAGAGTCGAACCGCGAGCCAAACGCTCAACTTCCATAACGAGAACACCTTCCCAAAGTCCCTGCTCTACTTCGTATAAGAGTTTCTGCATGACCGGGCGGGCGGCAATCGTGTCGCCGGACACTATTTCTCTGTATGTTTCCGCAACTTCTAAATTTTGACGTTTTGCAAGTTCAAATAATATAGCCTCATGCCGGGCGAGAGGATCTATTTCGCCGTTTTTTTCCGAATCTATTTCAGCGCGGGACTTCCTGAGGTATCTACAGTAAGGCATTTTTAATTTTCCTTTAGTTTTATATAATTACGTCCCGCTTCGCCGGGACTTTTTTTATTTACACATTTTATAATTTTAAATTATGCCAAAGAAGCTAAAAGCGGAAACCCAAATGCTATCAAACCCACTACAAGACCTATTACTGTTAATATAGTAAAAAACAAAACACAATTTTTTATAACTTTTATTGCATCGCGCTGCTCATACATCATCTTATTTTGGTCGAAAATATATTTTTTCAACGCTGCAATATCATCAGCTTGTTTTAGAATTATTTGATTTTCGCGTTTTTCATCGGAAACTTCTTCTTTTTGAATATTTTCATTTTCAATATTATCCATACCATTTAAACCTCCAATTTTTTTCTTTTTCAATTCCTACGCACATACTTTATCTTACCCTTGCGACGGTCAGCGTCCAAAAACTCCTGCCCGACCGTGATTATATTATCGTGCCGGGTGTACGGGACTATTTGTTGTCGGTGCCGGTCTTACTTTTAGGCTCTTCATCATCAACGCCACGGTATCTCAATTTATCTAACGCTTGTCGTATACGGTTAATTGGTTCTGCAATCCTTTCTAATTCAACGTAGGGAAAAGTCTTTAATATTCTTATAGTATTATAAATCTTTTCGGCATTAAATGCTCCTGTATCTTCGTCCATTTCACTTCGTATTTGTTTTGAATCTTTAATATTTAAACTAAGTGAAAGAACTTCAACTCCGTGTGATAGAGCTGCAACATCTAAATAGAGCCCAACATCATTTTCTATTTCTTCGAGACCGTAAACCAATATTCTAATATCTGCGTGAAGCATATCTGCCATACGTTGCAGTACATTAACTTTAGGTAGACTGTTGCCGTTTTCGTACTGTTCAACTTCAATATTTGATATATTAATACGTTCAGCAAATTCTTGTTGTGTTAATCCTGCCTCTTTTCGCGCCATTTTTATATTTTCGGATACAGCCATAGAAATATAATTAGCTGTATTAATAAATCTATATTCATTTAATTCTTTTTCGCTTGATTGTGTTTGATTGTCCGTTTTCCCAAGAAGTTCATCTACCGATACATTGAAATATTCCGCAATAATTTTAACTTCTTCTTCGGTTGGTGTTGACCTTCCTGATTTCCAATCTGTTATTTTCCCCCTATGTCCACCAATTAATTTTTCTAAAAAAGATTGTTTAACCCCTTTTTCTTTCGATAATTGTATAATATTATTCACAATATCCAATTTATCACCTCGATTTTTGTTGGAATTTTACAAATTCAGATTTTTTTCGTAAAAATATGCAGAAACCGCTTGACATTACGATTTTTTTCGTATATAATAATTACCGTAGGTAAAATACGGCGACAAAAAGCCGTAGGTGCATTACAAACGGTTTGTATGGTGTATGTGATTGTCTGAACAGCATTATTATACACCATATAAAATCAAAAGTCAATTACCAGCAGTAAAAAAAATAAAAAAGCGAGGTGAAAAATTTGATAGTTTTAAACAATGTCAAACTGCGGAATCTTAGAGAAGAAAAAGGACTTACTCAGGAAATGTTTGCTGATAAAATCATAGTAACAAAAAACATGATTATTCAATATGAGTGCGGCGCGAAACAGCCTAGCGTGGCAAGATTGAGAAAAATGGCTGAATGTTTAGGCTGCTCTATGGACGATTTGGTCTGCGAAGTCAGCGTAGAGCCCGAAAGCGGTCATATTCCGAAATTCGGCGAACCAAGCACATCATAAAAGCCCAATCTAACAAACGTTAGGCAAATCGCAATCGGCAAGAAATCCACTACAACTGAATATACTTCAACGAGGTGATTATTTATGAAAGAAAGATATATCGACACGATAAAGCCGCTTGATATATTTCAAAAACGCGAAAGCAAGTATGGAAAAAGCGAAATCTGGTCTACTGACGATTTATTGCAGGGCGAAGAAAACGAACGGGCAAAAGAGAGAATCAACGACCTTTACTGGGACATAATAGACCGCCAAGAGGAAAAACAGGCAAAACAAAATTTATCTTCAACAACATTATAACACGGAAAGGGGTGATATTTTTGAAAACAACATGCGGAACAATGCTGAAAAACGCAAGAATTAATCAAAACACGCATATCAATACGGCGGCAGCGGATATGAACATATCCGACCGTAAATTATACTATTACGAAAACGACAGAATGAAAAACAGGGACGAACAGCTATTTTTGGACGCTATGGTTTATTACAACGACATAAAAATCGGGGTTTCGTACTTAATGGAAAACAAAGTATTCCGGTTTTTATTCGGGGACGTCTGTTATACGGACGATCCTCTCCGATCGGCGGCGCGGTACACGGCCGAAATCGACGACGATGTAAAACCGCAGTTGTTGCAATCGGCGTTGTCAGACGGTTACGAGACACTTCTGGAGCGGATCGTCAAAAAAATAAAAAACGCGCTGCATGTTACGATTGATGTATATTTCAACATACGTCAGCGTCAGGGTTTCGCGTTTTAACGGAGGACTGAAAAAAAATGATAGACAAAACCCGCACATATCAATATTTCAAATCGCACTGCTTCAGGCACGACGACTATAAGCCCGACAGAATATCAAACTATATAAAACGGTGCCGGCAGAACAAAAAAAGGACAAAAAAAGTCGCAAGCGGTAATTAAGGGTTGCGCCTGCGACAAAAATGAAATATAAAAAATTATATATCTCAGACATTATAGCACAGACAATCAAAAAAGTCAAGATAAAAATAGCCGCTCACAGATAAAAGCATGGGAGAGACCGACGAACTCTCCCGTGCCGGACATACAGATAAAACCCACAGGGTCTCAGGAACGCGGCGTAATTGAAAATAGACAGGTGCGGGCATTTCAGCCGCCGACAAAAGGCTGAGGTAACCCGCACACAAAATTTAAAAATTTAAAGAGGTAAAAGCCAATGGGAAACTCATTTAAAGGCGTAGGCGGGTTAAGTTGGTATCCTCGTGTAACAAATTTTAAAATATCCAACAAAGTGAAAAGATTACGCGCCGAGTTCGGCGGGAAATTCATGGAGCGTAGATTTCCGGAGGATTTATACGCAAGTCTGATTGAATATATCTACATGAATAAAGGATATTTTTACGAATGGAACGAAGACGAAGAATTGACGTGGACTGAAGAATACGGTTGCGAAGTAGCTGATGTAAAAAGGGCTCTGAATATTTTGTTGAAACATGATTTTTTCAACAAGGAACTTTATGAAAAATACGGTATATTGACTTCAAGACGTATGCAGATAGTTTGTATAAACGCCAATGTAGAAAAAACAAAAATCCAAATCAACGCTGATTATATGCTGATAGATGATAAAGATTTAAGAGACTTCACCTTGAAGGCTCTTAGAAAACTCGTCTTTTTTTCGATTAACCACGGGGATAATCCGATTAACCACGGGGAAAATGAAAAAAACCCCGCAGTTATTCTACAGATAAGAAAAGAAAAGATTATAGAAGAAAAAATTAGATTAAATAAGACTGTTGTTGTAACAACAGATAAAAGTAGAGAAGAAAGCCCTGACGGTTCTGATAATTCTGTTGAAACTGTTGATAACTCTGTTGATGATTCCGTAGAAAACGACATACTGGCGGAAATAAAATACAACGGCGGGAAAAACAGCCTTATTTTTACTACTAATTATGTAAACACGTTAAAAGTTCTTTATCCGGACGTGGATTTTGAAACAGAAACTTATAAAATACAAAAATGGATAAATAAACGTCCCGTGTTTAAATTTAAAAAAACTATTGCTGAGTTTATAGACGACTGGTATAACCGCGTTCAAAAATCCGGCGGTTCTACAGCTATTGACGAGGAGGCGAATAACACATGACAATCGACGAAGCCCGCGAAGCCATGAAAGCCGGAGTCCGCGTTATATTCGACGGTTTCCAAAACTATATCGTTTCCGCGATTATAGAAAGATTACAAAACGGGAAAATTTATTATTTGTTTGAGGTTTCGGAATTATACGACAAATACGAATATAATCTCACATACGACAAAGTGCGGCGTTCTTTTAACGCTTTGCCCCACCAAGTGAGCTGTAACGAAATTTTAACCAAAGACGGTTTATTAAAATGGGTACGCGAAAACGCGGCGTATTATCCCGCTCTGGATAACTTCACAGAAGAAACGAGCGGCGATAAACAGATTTTTAAAATAACCGTTCAATACGGACGCTACGACGGTTTAATAATCACTTTTGACAAAGCGACGGTCACCGCTCTCAGATACCGCGAATATGAAGTAATTTTCGTCGAAACTTACGAAGCGGCGCGGCGTTGGATTCTCGAATGCGTCAAATGGTCGAAAAACAAAAACAAACTTAAAAGGAGTATCAATAATTATGATAATTAATATAAAAACAGAAAAATTATTCCCTCACCCGGACAATCCCCGAAAAGACCTCGGCGATTTGGTTGAATTGACGGCGAGTATAAAAGCGAACGGCATATTACAGAATCTGACCGTCGTCCCAAAAGACATGCCGTGGTATAAAACTTTAAACGACGACAGTAAACACAATTACCTCGGAGATTATTTTGTCGTAATAGGCAACCGCCGTCTGGCGGCGGCTTTACGCGCCGGGCTTGAGGAAATTCCCTGCGCTGTGTCGGATATGGATTTGAATAATCAAATCGCGACAATGCTTTTAGAGAATATTCAGCGTAACGATTTGACGATATACGAACAGGCCCACGGCTTCCAGATGATGTTGGATTTAGGCGAGACGATAAAAACGATTACGGACAAAACCGGGCTTTCATATATCACGGTCAAACGCCGAGTGAATCTTCTCGAACTCGACCAGGATAAGCTCAGGGAATCCGTCGAGCGCGGGGCTACCATACAGGATTATATCGAGATTAACAAACTGGAAAACGTCGAAAATAAAAACAGCGTTCTTGACAAAATCGGAACTCAGAATTTTAATTATGCCCTGCGCGAGGCACTCGACAATGAGAAATGGGAAAACGACAAAATAAAGATTATCGCGGAGCTTGAAACGTTCGCGGTTCGCGCCGACTCGACAGACGGACTTTTTTGTATAACGTCTTATTCTAAGCATAACGATAAAAATAAAGTTGTCCGCCCAGCGGAGCCGGAGGGCGCGAGCTATTATTTTACCGTATCTGATTATTATATTTATTTATACAGGAATATAATCCCCGAAGAAGAACAGGAATCAGACAATTTTCAAAGAGTTTATGAAAAAGACAGGGAAATCCGCTCAGAACTGGAAGAAATAACCCAACGGGCGTATAATTTACGCCGGGATTTTATCCGGGATTTTTCCGGTACTAAAAAATACAGACAGGCTGTTGAAAAATTTATATTACAGGCTCTTATGAATGAAAACTATGATTTTAACGACGAATTATTTTTGAACATGCTTGATATAGAATATGCCGGCGGCACTAAAGATATGCCGTATAATCAAATTTATGACGTACTGGAAAAGTCGCCGGAGCGGGTATTATTAATCGCTTCATATTGCCGGAATGACGACCCCGACTGGGGATATTACGACTGGGACGGTAAATTCGAGGGAAATCCGGAGCTTGATAATCTCTATGATATTCTTGAGGAGCTGGGCTACGAAATGTCAGACGATGAACGCGCCCTCAGCGACGGAACTCATAAATTATACGTACAGTAAAGAGGTAAAAAAGACATGAAAACAATATCAATCATAAATTTAAAAGGCGGCGTTGCTAAAACTATCAGCGCGATAAACATAGCCTATACTTTAACCCGTAAAAATTTCAACGTCCTGCTTGTCGATAACGACAAACAAGGCAATGCGAGTAAATTCTTCGGCGTGCATGACGACGATAAAAAATCTATCGCCGACGTTCTGACCGATAAAGATATTAAATTACCCGACGTTATACAACCTACGGAATTTAAAGGGTTGGAAATACTTCCCGCGAACATGAATCTTTTAGCCGCTGATAAAATGGTGTTAATAGACACGACGCGGCGGCAGCAGCCAAGATTGAAAAAAGCCTTACAAACCGTGAACACCATATATGATTTTGTCATAATAGACAACGCTCCCGATTTAAGCATGAGCAATATAAATTCAATAGTGGCGAGCGATGATATACTGATACCCATAAAAATTGACAATTTCGCGTTGGACGGTTTAAAACAGCTTTTGGAACATATCAGAGAAATAAAGGCGGATTTTAACCCCGGATTACGCATAGCGGGCGGATTTGTGACGATGTATCAGAAAAACAACGTAAACACCACCGGCATTGAACACCTGCGGGACACGTCTCCCATACCGGTGATGAGCGCGGTAATATCTAAAACCGTCAAGGTAGATGAAAGTACTTTTACGGGAAAACCGCTGCTGTTATACGCACCCAAAACCGCCGCCGCGAATGACTATATCCGGCTTACCGAAGAATATTTAAGATATTTAAAAAAATGGGCTAATATTAGCCCAAAACAAGGAGGCGGATATTTTGGCTAAATTCAGCGTAAACGATATACTTAGCCCGCTGTCAAAAAGGGACGCGCTCAAAAACACGTCATATTTTGAAATACAGAATATACCGATAGAAAAAATACTGCCGTCGGATAAAAATATTTATGAGGCGCGGGATATTGACGAACTGGCGGCGAATATTGAAGAAATGGGTTTATTGCATAATTTAGTCGTCAAACCGGAAAATCAAAACGGGTATTTTGAAATCATCAGCGGCGAGAGACGTTACAGAGCATGTGAGCTGTTATATGAAAACGGAAATAAAAATTTCGGATATTTGCCGTGTAAAATCGAAGCCGCAGGTTCGGCTCTTATAGACGAATTAAAACTGATATACGCTAACGCGACGGCGCGGGAACTGACCGATTATGAAAAAATGCGGCAGGCGAAACGTATAAAAGATTTGCTCTGCGAATTAAAAGCGGACGGTTATGAGTTCAAAGGGCGTATGTCGGAAATCGCGGCGAAAATAATCGGCGTATCTCCGGCGCAGGTAAAACGTCTGAACAAAATAGATAAAAGCCTGTCCGACGATTTTAAACAAGAATTAAGAGCGGAAAATATCGGAACAACGGCGGCTTATGAAGTCGCGAATCTTCCCGAAACCAAACAAAAAGAGGCGTTCGACGACTACAGGAAAAAAGGCAGCCTGTCACTTAACGACGTAAAAACAAAAAAAGAACCCGAAACACCGCCGAAATCCGAAAAGAAAACGCTCAATTTTAAAAACAAAACCGAACGCGAGGAATTTATTAAAAATTATACGGCGTGGGGAGTCTGGCGGTCAGTCCCGGAGCTTGAATTATCATTTTACCGTTACGACTTCGCCAACGGCGCGGTGCTGATAGTCACGGAGTATAAAGACTACGGGTATATATACAATAGTTCTTCAAACTGGAGAAACAACCGCCAGGACTTTAAAACAAATCACAGATACTGTCTGATACTTTCCGGAGACGACAATTATATTGACGACAAATACAGCACGAATTATCATAAGACATATACTCTTGAAGGGTGCGGCGTAAGTATAGTCGTCGATTATATGACAAAAAATAAACTTATTTTATAAAAGGGGATTATTTATGGATAAACAAGAAGCAGCCAGAGAAAAAATGCAGGTAATAGCCAAATTTACAGACGGCTTATTGCCGCCGGATTGGGGATTTGTCGTTTTAGCATTCCCTTTCTCCGAATCAGAAGGGCGGCGGCTGGACTATGTTTCAAACGCTGACCGCGAGGACGTTATAAAGGCTATGTATGAATTTATCGCCGAAACCGAAAAGAACTGGGGGAAACATACATGACAAAAGAAGATTTTGAAAATGCTAAGTTTTTTATTAACGAAATTGATACATATAATTTTTATATGAAAAAAATTAACGGATTAATTATGAGTAAACATATTATAATAGCCGACCAGCAAAATAGTGAAAATACTTTCGAATTAAAAGACAAAATTTTATATGAAAATGGTATCAAAAATCAAATGCTTGAAATATTATATAAATATTACAAAAATTTAAAAGATAAATACGAAAATGAACTTTCAAAATTATAATTTTCTTTAATTCCAAGCATAAAAGAAAAGCCGTCGCTCCAACGACAACTTCCCCCTTGACGATGATGATATTTTCTACATGATACCGTAGAAATTATACCATATGTTTTATCATGTTGTCAAGGGGGATTGTATATATGTACTGGAAAATTGCCGCGGAAAATGACCTTAGACATTATAACGGGCTTAAAGCGAGCCTAACGAGTATACCGGAAAGAATCGAGGCTTTGACCTATCAGAAATACAGCATACAGGGGTCGCAGCCTGACAAAATACCGTCCGGCGGCGGCGACTCGCGTCACGATGATTCTATTCTCAGTAATATTGTCGAAATCAAGAGGCTTGAACATCTTTTTAGCGCGAATAAAATTTTAGTCAGATTAATCGAAAGAGGGCTTGCCGATTTATTTGATACTGAAAAATTAGTGCTTGAAAAGTTTTATATCGACAGAAAAAAAGGTTATCTCGACGACCTTATGAAAACTCTTGAAAAAGAGAAAACACAGATATATAACATAAAAGACCGGGCATTGGAGAAGTTCACGCATTTCATGTATGGAATCGAAGAATTTTAAAAACCGGAAAAAAACTGGGCGAAATTATTATTTTTCCGTGATATAATAGTATCGTGAAAATTTTATCTAAAGAGCAGTCAAGCGTGTACAGCGACGACGACGGCTCTTTTTGTGTGGGAGAAATATATATCATGAAGCACGTAATATTAAAAATAAGCGAATTAACGCCGCCGAAACGCAACGCGAAAATACACACTCCGGAACAAATCGAACATATAAAAAAATCTATCGGAAAATACGGATTTAACGACGCTATCGGAATCTGGGGAGAAAAAAATATAATCGTGACCGGAAACGGCAGGGTTCAGGCGTTAAAAGAAATGGGTGTTGAAGAAGTTGAGTGCGTCCGGCTGGATCACCTGACAGACGACGGGCGGCGCGAATATGCATTAACCCATAATCAGACTTGCATGGAAACCGGGTTTGATTTTGATATAGTCAGCTTGGAAATGGACGACTTAAAAGATTTTGACTTCGGTGAGTTTGGTTTTGACGGCATTTTAAACGGCGATGATTTTAGCACGGATTTTAAATTACCTGATACAGATAAATCCCAGTTTCAAACATTGTCGTTTACGCTTACCAATGAACAGGCGGAATTTATCAAAACTGCAATGCAAAAAGTAAAAAACGATGTATTTGAAACATTCGGGAATCAAAACTCAAACGGTAATATGTTATACGAGGTAGTCAGGCAATGGGACGAGCAAAAGAAATCGAATTAAAAGTAATACCGAAAAAAGCGGCTGACGATTTTGTGAAAAAACATCATTACAGCGGCAAAATAGTTAATAATTCTCAACTTCATTTAGGCGCGTTTCTTGATAACAGGCTTCACGGCGTTATTCAATTCGGGCCAAGCATGTCAAAATATAAAATAATCGGCTTAGTGAAAGATACGAAATGGAATGAATTTATTGAACTAAACCGTATGGCTTTTGACGATTGTTTACCCCGGAACTCTGAAAGCCGCTGCATATCGCAGGCGATAAAATTAATTAAGAAAAACGCGCCGCATATAAAATGGATAATATCATTTGCCGACGCCGCGCAATGCGGCGACGGGACTATATATCGGGCATCTAATTTTATATTAACCGGATATAGTAAAACCGAGAGTTCGTTTTGGAAGCTGCCGCCGGAGTTGGTGGAATTGAACGGCGGCGAAATAGCGCATAAAGTGAAAGTACAATGCAAGTCAAGCTTGTTATCAAAATATATATTGCCAAGAA